TTTTCGTTATCCCCGAAACCGTGCCCGTAAACGTGGGATTCGCTAAAGGTGCAACCGTGGTAAAATCAACCGCCACCGTGCCCGTGGTTGTTATCGTTCCACCTGTTAAACCTGTTCCTGCCGTTACGCCTGTCACCCCTTGCAAGTCGGTAAACGTTGGCGTAAATGTTCCCCCGTCATATTGGGTCAAAGTCAACGTCTTTGTATTTGTTCCTGAGAACTCAGCATTGTTTATTTTGTCATTGAATGCGACGTTCCAATTGCTTGAATTATTTGCAATGCTTGAAGCCCACGCGCTGCCTGTTGATACCGCTATCCCTGCCTCAGGGTAAACGGGGTTTGGAAACACCCCCGTCCCAACCGAACCAATGCCAGAAACCGTGACCACCGTGTAATTAGCCCCTGATTTAAAGGAATTGGAAACAATGGTAATTTTATTAGTATCAGTTAAATTATATTGGTCATTAATAAGAAGCTGACCATTTCTGAAAACCAAAATAAATGCCTTTGATTGAATCGGAAACTTTGACGTAATTGTCCAAGTTAAAACGCTTGTTGTGGCTGGTGCGTATTCCTGTTTTAAAATCTTTATGGTATCATTCCCAATGGCAACGTCAACAATGGAATCCCTTATTCGCGAAAATACAACGGCTGAATCAAGTAACAAAGTACCCGTTGTTGTAATTGTTCCACCTGTTAAACCGTAGCCCGTGGCAACACTTGTAACAGTACCCGTACCTTTTGCGTCTATCCTATTGGAAAGGGAAGCCGTGTCTAAAGCGTTTAATTTAAGATTGATTCGATTAGATAACGAAGATGTGTCAGTTGAATTTAACTTTGTATTTATTCTGTTGGATAACGAAACGGTATCAGCCGCAACCAATGTTCCAACGCTTATATTTCCTGAGCCTAATAAGCTATTTGAATTTACCGTCTTGATATTTGTTCCAGATACCAAGGTATTTTGCTTTGTGTTGAATCTTGATGTAAGGTTCAATAATGATGTATCTGTCAATTCCATTAAAACACTGAGGTCAGCCGAAACTACTCCAGTCGTTGTTATTGGATTTGGGCTAACTGTTATTCCTGTACCTGCAGAAATTGATGTTAAACTGCCCGATCCTCCACCACTTCCTGCACCGCCACCACGCGGAAAAATAACCGTGTAATTATCATTGACTTTAAATGATGAAGCTGCAATTACCACGCTTGTTGACGTTGGTATTGTGTATTGCGAAGGCAATAATATTTGTCCATTACGATACACTTGAACAACATTAACTCCCCCAGGAATCAAAGTGTCACTTTGTGTCCATGTCAAAGTTGAAGACGTTACGCCTGTCGTATAGTCCTGTCTTGCGTATAACCTTCCCGTTGTATCCGCGTATGCTTTTGTTGCATAATTGGAAAGCATGGAAGCCGTGTCACTAACCAAAAGGGCTGCCGTTGTGTCGCGCCATAATCCACCTGAATAAAACAAAGTAGCACCTGTTACTGGGCTACTTATTCGAACATCATGAAGCTCGTCAAGTTCCTGCCCATTTCTTATTTTAACGAACAATTCCCCCGAACCGTTATTACTCTTTACGCACACGCCAATATACACTGTATGCTGTGGTGCTTGAGGCTTTGTTGAAGTCAATGCACCTGCAACCGTTGGAGACAAATAAACCGCGCTATCTTCTGTTAAGGCTGAAGTATTTAAGCCTGTTATTAAGCCTTCAGTAATAATAAATCCGCTTTGATTGTCCGCAATACTTTCAGCAACTACACCAAAAGTATTAGCCGAAAAAGCATCCGTAACAGCTAAACCTTTTGCCACTGTTATTCGATTACCCTGACTTCCTGATAAATAAACGACATCACCTTTATTAAGTGTTGCTCCAGTGCGATTATTCACTCTTTGGTGTAATTGTTGACCAATGACATTGGTAACATTACCTCCCTTTAATCCTTGTATAAGAGAGCCTTGTGTATCATTGTATTCAACTTCACCCACGCCTACTGTGCCATTCTTTGCAGTGTTAAAGGTGATAGAATCGAAAGGCATGGCTAATGCACCGCCTACCAAGTTCCAAACGTTGGAGGTAAAATCAAATGAGTACATTTTTAAATTTACCGTATCAAGAATAACCCATGCGTTTTGATTGTTTACCGGTTGAATGGAAGCCGTGTCGGACAATGCACCACGCCAAACAAGCCCGTCGCCCGTGGTCTGGAAACCAAGACGTTGTTTGTTCAATGTGTTTGGGAATTGGGCGAAAAGGGTGAGGGAAAGGAATATAAAAAGAATTGAAGGCAAAGTTTTTTTGCCTCCAATCTTTCGAATCAAATTGCTCCCTACTTTGAAAAAAAGTTCTTGAATCAAAACCTCTCCGATTTTTCCTAATGCCTTTAAAAACTTACGTTCCTTTTTTGGCTTTATTTCTTCACTCATAGTACTATTCCCATCGTGTTATAAATGTCAAATATTTCTTCATCCTCATTACAAGTTGCCTCAGGGCAACCAATGGCACTCGGAATAAAGCCTATTAAATTACTTGCGCAAGTGCACAAATAATCCTTAATCCTTTTCTTCTTTACCCCTAACCTTTGAAGCATCGTGTCTTGATAAAATTTCAAGCCGTCAACCCCCACGTTTTGCCCATACTCGTTATCAAGCGTATAAAGCCCATTTGTACCAAGTTGCATAACCATGTACGGAGCTGCTTCGTATAACACGGCGTTAGCACAAAAGGATTTTAAATGATCATTCCATAACGCTTGATAAGCCGTTGACGTGAATGCGGTTGAACTTCCTTTGTCAGCAACCAAGGCATCGTAAAAAGATACGCCAATAGCTGGGACAATCCATTGAAACTCCGCATCTTGAATGTGAGGGCTTATAAGGCTTTTATCAAGTCTTATGTCTGCAGGCGTTGGTCTTGCAACTCCGCCGCTTATAACCTCAGACGGTTGTATTAATTGGCTCATTTGTTTCGATTGGTGAATAACCTAATATTTCCCTTTTTTCGTCTTGCGTCAAATTATCCTCAACCTTTATTTCACCCATGAATGACACGGGTAAAGTGTTTGATATTGAGAATTGAACATCTTTAAAGGCTGGGTTATAAAGCCCAATTTCGGCTAAATAAGGATTTATTATTTTAGATAACATCAAGTTTTGGCGCGGTTTAATCACCGTACTTTGCAAATATTCCATTTCCTGACGTATCTGTTGATTGCTTCCAAGTTGCCCCTCCGTGGCGAAGCCTGCAAGTGACTTGCTCCACCTGTTAGCCACGACAATCGCCGAGGCTGCCAAGTTTTGCAAGTTTAAAAATTCGCCCTCGCTTTCCTTTGAGGTGGGAATCCAATTTGCTTTTAATTTTTCGTCCCTAAGAACCTGTACAAATAACTTATGATTATTCCCCATTCCCGTGAACTTGCTTTCAATTCCTTCAACCAATTTCTTTGCTTGGTCGGGCGTAATCGAGCCGAAGAATTGCATCACCCCAGAAGGCATGAAACCATTTTCAAACTTACTTGTATTAAATCTTTGAATGCGATATTCAATCTCAGCCCACATTTTCGCGCCAATCCACTCAGGTAAACCAAAGTAAAAATAGCCTGCCGCGTATTGCTTCACATGAATAACGCTTCTTTGCGTTCCGTCTTCAAATTTCTTAAAGTCAGGATAAATCGGTACTTCCCTGAATCCTTCGCTTTCGTAAAATACGCCGTCGGTAGTAAGTGGCACCTCTTCCCAGTTATCGTAAATGCCAACCGATTTTATAAGCTGATCGGCTTCGGCTTTTCGAATGCCAACGTTGTACACTGGAACATGGTAAATATAAGTAAATGGTTCGCTGCCTACTTTACCTTTAACAATTTCGCAAAAGCTATTCCCAAAAGCATCATAGTCAAACGCAAGTTGAGCCAAAACCTCCTGAAGATTTTGACCATGTAAATTAACCTGTGAAATAACATCTTCTATTTCGCTTAAAGAATCGTCGGTGATAACTTCACCCTTCATTGACGTGGTAAGCAATGTATTTGCTTTACCCATCATGGGAATGAAGCCGTCACCAACGACCATATTTGTTTTATCTTCTATTATCCTTCTTAACGTCGGCGAATTGTTAACAATGGCTATAAGGCTCTTTAAAAAGTCATCTTTTTGCGTAAAGAACCGCACCCATTTTGCCCCTGTAAAATCAAGCCTTTCCCGTGACGGCTCGTTAAAAATGTCCTCCTTTACAAGCATGGTATTGGAGGTATCTAAGGTAACCGAAGCAAGTAAAGGGCTTTGATTCTGTTTACTTACTCGATTGTTCCGATTCGGGACTGCCTGTATTTTCTTTAATTGTTGGCTCATAGCTTTTTTTCTCAGGGGTATAAATGACGTGTTGCCCAACGTCCTGAGGGCTTGATTTATACCAAGCCCTCAATTCGTTTTGCGAAAGTTCGCCGATAGTTTTTCGAATGATGCCAGCTTTGCCCGAAAGGTCTGCACCCACGTAAAGCATTTGTTTGCTTTTTTCTCTAACTATCATACTTTATTAATCTAAGGCGTTCATCACTGTTTCGCCGTTTACGATGTACCTTGCTTTGTTCGTTGTTCTACAAGTAATGGTAAGCGTCTCTTGATTTGAATCGGTAAACAATGCACCCGATAAACCTTCGGCGCTTGTTAACCTTGCAACCCTTTTCTTACCGCCAACAAGTTCAACGCCCCAAATCCAATAGTTACCCGTGTTTTCCACGTGAACACAAACCAAGCCGCAAGCCTGATTTGCCATGTCTTGAATAAGGTTGCGTAATTCCTGATCGCGGCAATTAATGATTCCCGTTAAACTTTGCTCAATGGCTACTGATAAAGTGTCTGGGTCTTGCGTCACCGTTTCCGTGAACGCACCTGAGTTATCCCTGAATTCAATCTCGTAAAACACGGCAGCCGTTGAAGTCATTGTTATTGCCGTGGTTGCTCCCGATGCGTTGTTGGTAATGCTTGTCACCTGATTAGCATTGGCAACATAAAATTTGCCAATACCACCAGCGCACGTTCCGTCTGTACATTGATTAAGCCAACCGCCTGTTATTGCGCTCATTCGTTTTGATTAGTAGCCTAAGCTGATTAAAGATGGGTGAATATAATTAACGCCCATTTTGAAGCGCGCTTTAATGTACACCTTTTCGTCCTTCTGGTCGTACCAAAGTTCTAAAGCCGTTTCAGGGCTTAACACGTCCGTCGCAAGTACCTTGTTTTGCGGCGTGGTATATTCCACGTAATGCGGTTTGGTTGTTCCAAGTCCTGTTGCAATATCGTCCCAACGGAATTGAGGTATAACGGTTACCCCGCGGAAGGTGAATTGCTCAACCCCGTTAATCAACTGAAGTAAACCGTAGTCACCACCGCCGCCGTTTTCAATGTCTTCCCTTAATTGAGAATAAACGCTTTGCGTAACATTGAACACCTTTTGGTTAGCAGGTAAACCTTTCAACTGCAAAGGAGCCTGGTCATACACCGCGCGAAGGATTGCGAAGCCGTCACCTGCGCCAAGGTCAGAGCCTGAACCAGTGTTGCAACGTGGCACTAAGTCTTGTGCAACTAATTGAGGATAGTAAACCGTCCAAAAACCGTCTAATGAATCAAAGTTAGGATTGTTTGAAGACTGGTCACCGAAGTAAGAAAGACGGGTAATGTCATTTCTTATGGCTTGCTGAGTACGGGTCAAAAGAATATTTTCAATCAAAGTTCCTGAAACATCTGGAAGCCTTGTACCTGTTTTCAATAACTCTTCAAAAACGGTATCCTCGAACTCGTCCCAACACATTTCAAGATCCACTTTCATTTTTTCAACGTCGATAGTACGCTGGTAAATGTCAACTGCACCAATTGGATTAAATCCGCAGCCTGAATACTTGCGCACAATGTTTTCCAACTGTTGTACGAAAACCATCTTCTTTTTATTCGCGACGTTTCCAAGTACACGGAATTGTCCGCGTAAATCATCGTCAAAAAAGACTGGTTCTAAAAAAATGTTATTTGCCTCCGTACCTCTAAAGGACACGTCTAATTGGCTTATTTCAACTAATGCCATTTGTTTTTAATTTTAAAGGTTTGGATAAGAAATGGTTGCAGACGTATTTGTTAAAACAAAAGCATCCTCAATGCCAAATGAAAACTCTGTTTTTGCGCCTGCGGTTGTTGCCACGGCAAATAATACTTTCCAATCATTACCCGCGTTTAACGCTGAGGTATTGATTTGTAAAATAGCGGTTGGTGCTGAGGATTGCCAGTTGGCGTATGCCTCATTTCCTGATTCATCCATTACGGTAACCTTGTAAAAATCACTTGCACTTGTTACACCTGTCAACGGTGCAAAGTTCAAACGCTTTCCAGCTGAGGAAGTGCCATAAGTGAATGATACGGGAATGCGATCCTCAAAGGTATCGATACCGTATAATTGCTCCGCGTTTACTCCATTTGCATTTGCATACGGGTTGGTGCGATTTAAGCTGTTTTGCCCGATGTATGTGTTTGAATCGAGAAAACCATTAACGTTTGCTGTTGCCATTATCTTTGTGAGATTTTAGTTTGAACTAATGAAGCGAAAGAATCAAAGTAACTCGATTTCGCTTTTGTTTCCTGAACCTTTTCGTGCGCCGAACCGCCCGAAGGAAGTCCAACGCCTTTTTTAACTTGCGCCCTAAGTGCGACTAATTCATTGCCCAATGTTTCAAGAACCGATTCAATTTCAGTAATCGAGTTCTTTTGTTCTTCGGTTTTCTTGTACATTGATTCCATTTCCTCTTTTTGCTTCGAGTGCATTGTCTCCATTTCATCGGGTGATAATACAAAGTAGCCTTTTTCTTTGAGCATGGAAATAGCAACTTCCACCTCGTCGTTTTTTGGCTCCTCCTCCATTACTTTTTCCTCCTCAATAACATTTTCCACGGTGGGAGTTTCGTCTATGCTATTAAGAAGGCTTTTGATTTTTTCTAAAATAGAACTACCCATTTCATCTTCTTTTTTTGTATTGTTTAATAATGCGGCTGGTACATTTAAGAACTTGTTTAGGCTATTTTGCAACGGTAACATATCTATGTTTTTTTCGCCAACTTTCACAATTTCATCAATGAAGCCAAATTCTAATGCTTCCTGAGCGGTCAGCCATGTTTCGGCTGCCATCATATTCGTAATAATTTCTCTTAGGTTCTTTTGGTCTCCTTTGCGTTTAATAACCGAAGCCGTGTAAATGTCAAGTAACTTTGCCTCCATCTTGTCCAATAATTCAGCCGTTGCCTCAAGCTCGTCGGCGTTACCCATCGTGTAACTCCAAGGGCGATGAATCATCATGAAGGCGTTTTCAGTCATCTTTACATTGTCAGCCGCCAACAGTACAACCGTTGCAATGCTTGCTACCAAGCCGATTCCTGTTGCCGTGGTTTCTTCCGGGTAATTAGCAACTAAATCAGCAATACCCATGCCTTCAGTGACGCTGCCACCTCCCGATGATATTGTCAAATTAATTGGCTGCCCGTTCGCCTGGTTAATTTTAGTTCTTACCGAGTTGTAAGAATTAACCGATTCCGAAATTTCCCCTAAAATATCTATACTTACTTTTGCCATGTTTTTTGCTTTGTCCTTTTGTATCGCCTTGTACTTTGCCTCAGCCCAATCCCTCATGGCACTTCCACCCCATGCGTCGTACATTACTGAGCCGCAAATCTCCGAACCATCTTCATCAAAGTATTTCCCTTGGTCATACGTTTCCGCGCGGCTTAAAAATGAATAGGTGCGTTGAACCGTTTCTTCCGATAAGCCTTCACCATTGGCAATTTGATTTGCCCGTTGCCAGCCAACAAGCGTGCCGCAATCTGAACCATTCTTTTCTTTGTGGTCAAGTGCGCGTCGTGCGTTGTTCTTTGCAGCATCTGGATAATCGGCGTATGTCATAAAATAAAAATAATTTATTTACAAAATTACTCGGTCTTCTTTTTATCTTTTCTTTTTTGCTTGATTTGAAAACCAAACCTTTCAGGATGCTGAACCATGTTATAAACGTGCTTCTTTGAAATACCCGTTCGTATGCTTATTTCCATCATGGCATCCATTTTTGAATCATTTGAATAAAGGCTATTTGGGTAAAGGTGCATGACCATATATTTCGCCACCGTCTTTTCCTTTACCACGTCGGTTTTAACGAGGAAGGAAATAAGATGAAAGAAGCTGGGTACAATGCCTTCCTTTTGGCAAAATGCACTGTATTTATTCAAGATTTCATGAGTAAAATCCTGCAATAAATCTTCGTTAATCATTTGAAATTCATCCATTTTCGTTCCAATATTGTACTATTTGCCTCATTTTACCAACGACTTTTGTCCGACACGCGGGACAATTACGCCGCTCAGGCTCGTAATGGTTTACAAAATTGTTATAAACATTGAACAAATAATCCATGTCGTTCGGGTCAATACTTAAAACCCTGTATGTCCTATTTACCGTGGCGATAACTTGCGCCTTGTATTCCTCTGGAATGCGTGAACCAAGCTCTCCCCAAATGCTATCTGTCTTCATGCAATTACACATTTATAAAGTGGCGTTTATTTTCAATTTATTTCCCTCAGCAAGATCGCGCGCAATGTCTTCGCTCACAACGTATGCCTGCAACCTGTCTATCCTGTTGTTTATCGCGTCTGTCTTTGCCTCCATGACTTGCAAAAATTCGTTCATGTTACCCTGTAAACCTAAGCCTTGTATCGGTGGGCTTATCGGTGGAACCATGCCACCTTCCGCGAAACCTTTTATACCAAGTTTCCTGAATGTGGGAGAACCACCTAATAAACTTTGTTGGCGTTGGTTCAATACAACCTCACCACGCTTAACATACGCAAGAACATTGTCACCATTTGACCGCGTTGGTATGTTTTGCTTTTGATTCACCCGCTGCCCCGTGACAACTCCACCTTCTGCAAGGGGCTGGGCAATAATCGTCGCCGTTTGTATTCCTGCGAAAACACCTGCAGAAATGGCTGAACCAATAGTAAATGGCGGACCAGGTGGAACGGCTAAAG